TGAAAATAAATTTGTTCCGTTAAACGTCAGCGCACTCCCCGTGGTCAGCACTTTGGAGCCGTTGAGGTAGGCCACTCCGTTGGCGGTTCCTCCGTTGATCGTGACCGTGGAAGTCGTCGTCAGAGCATTGGCCGTGAGGGTCGTGCCGTCAAACGTCAGGTTCGCGCTTGAGCCGATAGCCGAAGTGCTAGAAGAGTAGAAGACCCGGTTGGCCGTGAACGAAGTCAGACCCGTGCCGCCGTTTGTGGTGGCCAGTGTTCCTGCCAGGGTGATTGCGCCGGAGGTGGCGGTTGAGGGAGTGAAGCCCGTCGTGCCTGCGCTGAAGGTCGTTACCGCCACACCAGACAGGGTGCTCCACTGAGGAGCCGTTCCCGTCGAGGTCAGGACTTGACCGTTGGTGCCGATGCCCAACTTGCTCAGGGCGGTAGAGCCCGTGGCGTACAGCAGATCACCCGTGGTGTAGGAAGACTGCCCCGTTCCGCCGTTGGCGGCAACCAGAGTGCCCGCGACCGTGATCGCACCGGCTGTGGCCGAGTTGGGAGTCAGACCCGTGGTGCCGAAACTCAGCGTGGTTACACCGTCCGCCGTGCTAGACGCAACCTTCACGAAGTCCGAGCCGTCCCAGGCGATCAGTGCCTTTTCACCGGACACCATCGTCACGCCCGTGGTCGGGCCTGCGCCAACTACTTTTACGCTCTGGCTGGTGGATGTTGCATTCAACACCAGATACGCCTTACTCTGCGCCGGGACCGTGATGGTCAGAAGCGAAGCGGGATTACCCGTGCAGTTGATGATCTGGTATTGGGCCGAGCCCGTTGCGCCCGAACCCGCCTGGGACAGCGTAGTAGCAGTCGTGGTGGTCAGCGTAACCGCCGTTTGGCTTCCGCTGATGGTCTGAGCACCCGCAACAGCCGCGTCGAGGTACCTGGTGATGTAGTCGTTTACCGTGTCGCCCCAGGTGCCGGACAGTTCGCCCGTAACAGGCAGAGCCAGACCAAGGAGGGAGGTGTATGAGGTAGGCATTCAGGTGCTCCTAATCCGTGTTGATTGTCGTCCAGCCCGCTGCTTGCGCGTCAGGCACCTGTGTCCAACTGGGCGACTGAGTGTTGCCGATATTCTGCCAATTTGCTGTCTGGGTGTCACTCACATTTACCCACCCTGCCGACTGCGTGTTTCCGATGTTGCCCCAGTTGGCGTTCTGCACATCGTCGATGAGTTCCCAGAGTTTTCCGCCAGGGATGTTGTCCGTGGCGGTGGCAAGTTCTTGAATCTGGGCAAAGAACCGAGCCTCTGCGCTCGTAGCATCTGTTCCGGTGGCTGTCTCCGTAACCGCAGCACCGAAAGTAATCCCGGAAGAAACTGCGTCTGCCCCGCTTGCCGTTTCAGAGACCGAAGCCCCAAGCGTGGCGTTGGCCAAAAATGCGTCTGTGCCGGTAGCAGTCTCATCAACAAAGGCGTTGAACAAGAACGCTGAGTCAATAGCATCCGTGCCCGTGGCAGTTTCTGTTACCTGTCCATTGAACGTCTGCGCTGCGCTGACCGCATCTGATCCGCTTGCGCTTTCTGTAACCGCTGTCCCAAAAGTCTGTGCGGCGCTGATCGCATCCGTACCAGTAGCGGACTCAGTGACAGCGGCTCCGAAGGTGACCGCAGCGGAAACGGTATCTTGCCCCTCAGCGACCTCTGTGATGACCGCGCCAAACGTGGCGAGCGCAGAAACGTCATCCGTGCCGGTGGCAGATTCAGTAACGGAAGAGGCGAAGGTAACAGCGGAGGCGACGGTATCCGCACCGGTAGCCGACTCATCGACAGCCCGGTCATAAACAGAGTCACCCCAACCGGCCTGACCCCAGGTGCCGGAACCCCATCCGCCTTCTGCCACAACTCATCCTCAACCGGCGAGGCTGAAGGTGTACGTCACTGCGATGATGTCCCCGCTGACCACCGTGCGATCCCCAGGAGCAGAGAAGGCTTTCTCTGAGAACAGCGTGCCAGTCGTGCCGCCCTTGGTGCTGTCGGAGACTAGAAACGCACCGCCCACCGTGCCAGAGGTATTGATATTGAAGTTGGCCGGGGTGCCCGAGTTGGTCACCACCGAGGGGTTGGCATTGGTCGCAGCCGTGAGCGTCGGAGCCACACGGGTCGAGTTGCTGTAGCCCGTGAACTCAGTCCAGCCCTTAGAGGCAATCGTGTCGGTTGCGCTCGTGGTCACGCCGGGGCCAGTGATCAAGCCCAAGAACCAAGTCGTGATCTGTGCGGTGGAGGTCAGCGCAGTACCGGCCATGTACTGAAGGCCGACGTTGACCACGAGGTTGTCTTCCTCAACAACCCACTTGATGTTGCCATCCTTGTCACGGCACTCCAGTTTGTAGCGGCCCACAGCAAGGGCTTGCTCTTGACCCTGCGCTCCGGCAATCAGCCCGCTCCCGATGAAATCCGAGGCGACAGCGCGTTCGTTGGACATGGTGACTCCTTAATTGGAAGACCGGATCAGCGCACTGTTGGCGTCATTGATCGGCATAACGATGGTGAAGGTGGCCGTCGAGGTCTTGTCTGACCCGAAGTCCAGCACGGCGATGGAACGGTTGGCTTTACTGGAGTTGTAGATCAGAGCACACCGTGCGGTAAACACGCCGGGGTTCCACTCCACATTGTCGAAGTCCACGAAGGCCGTGTACCCGGAACTGCTGATGGTTGTGCCGGTCAGCGTCTTGCCCCCTAACACATACCCAGTCCCTATGATCTCTGCCGTCGTGGTGTAAACGGTGGTGTCTTCGTTGAGGTCCGCATTGGCTGTGTACAGCGCAATCTTCAGGACATCCGTCGTGAGATCGTGGATGCCCTGGTACAACTCCTTCTTGAAGGAGGTGGTCTGCGTTTGGACGATCGAAGTCATCAGTTGACCTCAATGCGCAGTTGGCCGTCGCGGTACGCATCCATGCGCTGCTTGCCATCGCCCAGGTTCTTGAGCAGAGCAATAGACTGCATGTACATGCGCTCATAAAACTGCACCATGTCGGGCTCGCCCTTCATGAACCGGATGGCTTCCACCAGAGCCGCATTCAGCAGGGCGGAGTCGAAGTTGTCACCCAACCACGTGGTGCCGGTCGGGTTCAGCACTGTGTCAGCCATCGACACCGGGTAGTAGTAATAGTGAAGTTCTGCCGTCAGCGCCGCGTTGGGGGTCGGACCCAAAATGAATGCCAACTCGTTCACATTGTCTGACCGAGGGCCAAAGATGGCGTAGTGCTTGGGCACTCCCGTGGTAGCCGGATTCGGGTACGCCTGCCGGATGAAGTTCACATCCTTGTTCAACAGGTACTCATACTCTCCGTTGGCCTTGACGATGGCCAGAGAGTACACCGACAGGAAATCTGACGGGCACTCAAGATACTTGTTGCCCGAAGTCAGCGTACCGGTGACGTTCTTGCGCAGATTGGCGAGTTGGACCGTGTTGTAGATGCGCTGCTCAGCCTGCTTGGTAAACAGCGCGTACTCGTCCTCAGTGAACGTGTTCTCGCAGATGTCTGCGATGTTGGTCTTCAACTCGGTGTAGTTCATCTACGCCTCACGCTCAGGCCATCGGGCCTCGCGCCATCGTGCCCTTGGTTGCGCAGCCAGTCCCACGGATCTTGATACCCGAAGTCTTGGGAGCGGGGTCATACCCGTCGCGGTCGATGTTGCCCACGGACATGTTCACGCGGTTAGCCCGCGTGGGCTCCGCCTGGGTGCCGTTGCCAAGAGCAACCTTGCCCCCCTTCATGGTGTGGGGCTCGGCATAGACGGCGGCTTCGCCAACCTCTTTGCCCATAACCTTTTTGCTGAACTTTGCCATGATCAGATCCCCGACTTCGGCACCTTGCGCACCGACTTCTTCTGGTTGGCAACCTTTGCCAGCCCACGGCCCAACTGCTTCATCTGAAGGTTGGTCTTGCCGCCCTTGGCAAGTTTGGTCATGGGCTTGCCCGGGTGCATAGCCTTTTCATGCTTGTGCACTGCGGACGCCGCCGTCTTCTTGTCCTGTGCCAGATCTTTCTTGTCCATGCTCGACTCCTTACGTCGTTTGGATAGTTACTGTACCAACAGAGGCGGTTGCCACCAAGTAATTTGGCGTCAGCCCTGCTTCATTTGCACGTGCTCCGCCAACCGGATTCCAACCCCACTGAATATCCCGAGAGCCGCCGGTTGGGAAACCCGCAAACGTCGAGTTGGGATCCAACTCCAAACCGTTGACGCCCGCCGTGATGTACGTATTGTCCTTGCGGGGGTTGCGCACAGCCTGGGGGTCGTCCACCGGGTACATGCCAAGCAGCAACTGCGGATGGTCGGGATCCCAGCACTCCTGGCAAACCAAGAGATCGTAGATTTTGGTCTTGATGATCTCTTTGCGCAGTACCTTGAGTTTGAACTGCTGCCCACAGCGATCGCACATGGCGATGCTGTATTTGCCAGAGGCGAACCGGTTACCCATTTAGGTATACCCCCCGCCAATAAACATCTGCCGTGGCACAAACCGAATCGCTGCCTTCTCGCGGTCTTCGTCTGCGGCCAACTGCCAAGCCTCTTCGTACTGCGCCTTGAGCGTGTCCATACGCTCCAGAGCCTTGGGAATCTTCATGCTCATGTAGTAGGCCAAGCCTGCCACCATGCACGGGATGAACCGGAACGGGACATCCATGACATTGACGCCATCTCCGGCGTCCTGCGTACGGCGCAGGCGCCAGTACACAAAGGTATACGTCTGCGTATTGTCCGGGGTGGGCCACACCGTGACCGCCGGGACCTGCTTGATGTAGACCGCAGTTCCCTGGGGGTGCGACGCCGCCGTCGTGTTCTGCTGCCCACGGGCGCAGTTGTAGAGCGTGTTGCCGCTGATGTAGCCGTAATAGATCAGTTCGCTGTCGAGCAGGATAAAGCCGTTGGCCGGAAGGCCAATGGTCGAACTCAGCGTAATCGTGGTGGCTGAGGCAGTGATGAGCGCGGGCAGCGTATACCCAGTGGGCGAAGTCTGCGCGTTCAGCCGTTGGATCCACACTTGAATGGGACGGGCCTGTTGCAGTTTGTTCGGGATCGTGGCGTACGTGGATACGCTGATCCGGGTAATGGTCAGGTCTGCCTGATTGGTGCTGCTGTTGGCCCCCGTGCGGATGACGTGCTCAAGCAGGTCCACCGTGTCGTCCGGCAGGGCGTAGGTGTTCTGACCCTGCACCAGTTGGATCGTCCCTTGCTCGAACGTCCACATGTTCACGCCCCGGTTGGCCCAGTCGGCAAACATGAGGTTCAGACTACGCCGCGCCGTGCGCAGGTCATAGCCCGTGCGCAATTCAGCCCCGCAACGCTCGAAGGCTTCCTCCACGATCTCCGTCAGATCGAGGTTGAACGATGCGGTACCGGAAGTGGTCATCTGAATCTCGCGGTCTTCTTAGCGATGGCCTTGGGTTGCGCTACGAACTGCTTGCCGGAGGCTTTGCCTGCTCGTTTTGCTCGGGTTGAGGCGGCGTACTCTTGGGGGGAAAGACTTTTGATCGCAGCCTCTGGAAGATATCTTTCACCCGTGTCAGAAGATCGTTTACCACTTTTTGTCCTCCACTTCTGGGCAGTCCAGTCCTTCAACGACTGCTGCGGCTTCTTAGTCACGGTACCCGCCGCCCTTGGCCTTGTACTGCTTGGCAAGCAACTGCGCTTTTCTCGCGCTCCACTGCCCTGCCGCAGTGCCCTGCGTAGCCTGCCCCTTGATCTTCTCAAAGAGAGACTTGCGCATACCGGGCTTGGTGTAGTTCCCGGCCTCGTTGACCTTGGACTTCACCTCGCCGCCTTCGGCGTACTCCGCGAAATCCGTGTCATCACGCCGAGTCTTGCGCTCACCCTTGGGCATCTTGGATGGGAGCATGGCCCCCATCCCGCGACTGGGCATCATGTCAGCACTTCCCGCCCATCATCTTGCCGCCCTTGGCCATCTTGACCATGGTGCCCTTGGTCTTGCCC